GCTTTACCATCAACGTAAGCGTAGACATCAACTGAATCGCCTGATTGATGGTTGGATTTATTAACTCGCCCATCACATTTAGACTTTCCTGCGGTAAACAGTGCGGCCTGGTCTTCAGTTGTGCGTAACCCTCCGTATTCAGGAATACCAAAGTCAATAGAGGATAATTTAATTGCAAGCTGTATTGTTTCTTCAACGTGGGGATTTACCCCTACTAATCTTTTATTAGATGTTTCACTAAACTTAAATGTCATTAAATTTTCCCCATTATATATGAGCTTAACCCACCCGCAATAGACGCTAAAGCTACAACACCCGCTGCCATCCCTTTGCCTTTGGCTAATTGAATTTCTTGTTTGGCTAATCGGCCATTAAGCCTTGTAACTGCCATATTTAATTTTTCAATATCTTTATGCAGTTGTGTAACAGCATTAACTAACTTGCCTTCTTCAAATTCAGTCATACCTGACATTTAGATTATCCTTTTATATAAACAGCTACACCAAACAGCGCAGCTATAATCACAATTAATATGCCAAACACTTTCATGGCTACTGCTAAGTTTTCGTCGAGTTCTTTGGCTTTCGCTGCTTTCTCTCTAACTATGGCTCTCTCAGCCTCTTTATGTTCCCTAGAATAAGCAGCTTTAAATTCTAAAAAGTCTTGATAACCATGTAGACGTTGTTTGTTAAGCATAAATTTTAATTCTTCTTCCTGTCTAGCTAATTGCTCCTTGGCTTGAAACATAGCAAGTACGTCACCCTTGCCGCTAGCTGCCGCTTTAGCTATTGTCTTTTCAGCACTAAAATATTTACCTACAGATTCACCTGCATCTACTAATTGTCTGCCATTCTGTAATGTATTTCTAATTACTTGAAATGCAGCGTTGGCTATTGCTAATTCTGCTAGCATACCCATAACCTCCTTTTATAAAAATCCTGTGCAAGTTCGTATGGGCCTCTAGTGGGTTGTATAGATAAATAATCTTGACACTTAATTGCCACTTGAGGTTCTGCAACGAATACTTGCCCTTGTGGGGCTTGCGTTGGAGATACATGCACAGGGTATAACTCAAGTGGCGACGACCACATCTTACTTCTTCTTCGCTTTCTTTTGAGCAGTAACAGATAGCTCATTCATATGATATAGGTATTTACTGTTAGCGTTATGTTTTGCACCAGACATAAGCTTACCTTTAGCATCTTTGTGTGTGCCACCTTTATACTCGGTTCCATCTTTAAAATAGTGCTTCATCCCTGCTGCCATACGTCACCTCATTTATTTTTACTTTGTGATTCTTTTAAAGCCTTATTTGTTGGACGATTAGGGTCACCCTTTTTTCTTTTGGGTTTTCCAGCTTTCCTCCTAGCCCTTATATTATCCCATAAGCCTTTCTTTTCCATAATAAATCTCCTACCATTTAACTTTATCAGCCCAATAAGCCGCACTCATTTTACCCTTAGAGATATTCTTTCCATGGCGAGATTTAAAAGATTTACGCTTTGCCTTCATCTTATCAGATTCACCTGATTTAGGTTTACCTGCGGTAGAAGCACCTTGCTCTCCAAAGCGTATCATCTTAATCTTGCTACCTTCTTTTGCTAATACTATATGAGATTTAGTAGCATGACCAGGTGTACGTTTAGGCTTATTGTAGCCAGAGAATGTTTCGCCTCTGTAAGTTATGCTCATACAATCGCTGCCCTAGCTGTTGCCCTAGCATCTAGTATGTCTTGGGGAATAGCCTTGCCACTTGACGGATCGTTTAAGCGTTCCACGTACCAAGCTGTTGATGCTAGGTAGGCCAGTGCTTCACCATTGATAACTGCTTGAGCATTAGCTGCTATCTCAGCATCAGTAAACTCAGGAGCAGGAGTGTTACCCTCTGCAATCCACTGTAGTACGTCAGCGCAGTCTCGGTTAGCAGGGTCATTGGGTACGCTCATAGTGCCGTTGACTAACCAGCCAGATGGTTGAAGTTTGCAGGAGGTTATCCATGCTGTTGAATTTTCCATGTTATAGCTCCGCGTCTGCAATTATATGGCTATTAGTTGACTGTCGTGTGACACAACCTCTGTATGGGGTAAGCCCTGAAAAGTTCCCAAGGGTAGCAAAAGTACCATTAGTAGTAGAGTTGTATGCCGATATATCGGAAGATGATTGTGTGGAATTGACTCCAACATCATTAATCTGCATAGGCGAAGACAATGACCAAGTAGGTACGGCTCTCATTTCTGTTATTAATTGAACAGCCAAGTAAATTGTACTGGAAGTAGAAACAACACCAGAGGAAGTGGCAGTCTTCTGGTAATACCGCTGACACAACGCCAACTCTTCACCATAGCTTCGGTGTTCAAAGTCAGTGGCTACGGAGCCTGTCTCTAGTTGTACTCCTGTTATTTGGAAGTAGTTAGCTGTGGAGTCTGCAATACCTAGATTGGTAGCACCCGCATTAATAGTAACCCTGTCGCCCCATGCAGTGGGTGTTGAGCCTCCCGACCTGTTAGTACCAACAGCTAAGTAGAAGTCAACTGTGAGGCCACTGCTAGAGCTATTATCAAAACTGCTTCCCGTATTACCTATGACAGTTATAACCTTCTTCTCCCAAGTATCCGCTACTGCTATATTGAACACTTGACCAATTTCTTTCTGGTTCTTATGGTCAATAAACATTACTAACTGATTACCTGTTTTGTTTGATTTGACCCAGAAGCTATACGTTAGGGATTTAGCAGATGACGTTCCGAAGTGGGCTTGAACCATATTTGAGCGTTCTATTAGCCCCGTCCTTAGTATAGTGTAGTGGTCGGCAGGCAGTGATGTGTCAGCCGTAGTACATTGCACCTTAAAACTATTAACGAATCCCGCAGGTGCTGATGTATCTTGGGTTACTGTGTATGTTGGGCCAGCATTGATATTAAATAACTTAACCCTGTCACAAGCGTAGAATCCAACAGCATTACTATTCCCTGTGGTGCTAGTCCCACGTTGGCTAACCTGCATAGCTCCATTAATAATAAGGTTCTTCCTACCGCCACTAACACCAATAGCGTTAAGGTCAGCCTTAGTCTGGTCTGTTGTAGCACCAGCCTCTACTGTGCTGAGTAGAGATAAGTTTCTTGCCTTGCTCATTCTACTCTCCCATAGCTGCTAGTGAAGCCGCCTGTGCTGCATCTTTGTCAGGGCGACTAAGGTAATCTGCCCTAGCTGTAATCAGCGCCACGAAGTCTGCTTGGTTAGATGGGATGGAGTCAGTAAAGCTGGCATCATTCATTAGCTTTGTTGTCCATTCTTGCTGCATACGCTTCCAGCAATTAGACTTCTTACCGTCCATTGCGCCTTGAAGCCATTCGTTAATATCAGATAAATCATTAAGTAGAGCGGCCTGTTCTGTATCAGTCACTTCTACTGTCAGTGTTAATGTTGCCATTAGTTGTTCCTTTATTTAAAGTAAGTTATTTCGCTTATGCGACTAAATGACCAGTAAAGATTGATTGAGTATCGACACCAGTTTGTGCTGTACCATTAGATTGCAATATCTGTACATGAGCAGTGTCACCTGCATCCATATCAGCAAGAACGTGTATATGCCCATAAGAATATGAAATATCAGCGGAGCGTTCTGTTCCACTGTATAATTCATAATAAGTTCTATTGGATGTTTTTAACTGTAGATAATAATAACTGGCACCTGAATCCCAATTTACCCATAGAAGTTGGACATTAAATTGATACTTCCCTGCTACAGGAGCAGTGAAAGTATAAGTTGTTGTATTAAAGTCAGCTGATTGGTCAAATATTTCACCATTATAATGAATCACAACGTCAGTATTAGTAGCTAATCCAGACATTGATGCTGAAGTTACTTGGAAAGCAGGCTGATACGGCTTGGTGACTATGCCAGATGAGTCTACTTTAAGAAGACTATTGTGAGCATAGTCAGCCACATTTAAAGCATACTGCGAAGATGTTGAGCCTGCTGCAATATAAAGGCCATAACCAGTTGCTGATGCGTTTCTCATGTCTGAAATAGTAGCCGCTGCATTACTTCGCATATCCAAACGTACTCCGCTGGCAGGAGTTACACCAATGCCCACATTGCCTGTAAACACTGGGCTGGCAATGGGAGCTTTTAGAGCAACGGCAGTGTTAGTAGCCTTAGCAGCCAACAGAGTATTAGCAGCAGAGATGGTGTAATGATCTGCAACAGTAAAGGTCTTTAAGGACACAACAGTCACTTCATCATTTAATGCAAGAGCTACTAAGAATGTGACGCTATTACCATTGCTGGCTGTATAGTCTGTTACATCTGTTAATAAAATACCATTGACTGTAACTTCTACAGAGGTAGGAGTGTAGCTCAAGCCTGTCTTTACTGTCTGTCCTGCTGTGGCAAGGAAGGAAATCTTTTCTTGTGCCTTGCGTACTAGTTTTGAACTTCTACCTATGTAGCTCATTTGTTATTCTCCTGCTGGCATCAATAACTTCAATGCATCCGCATCACTGGCTGCATCCATTGACACTTGCAATGCTGCATCGTTGGTACGGATAACTGCCCTTGCTGCCTCTGCTGCTGTGGACTCTGCTGGTATGGTTGCTTTAATGTCTAGTGGTGCAAAGGCTGCATTGCGTGATACTCGTCTGGCATCGTGTGCAATTACTTTTGCTTTGGTCATGTCTATTGTAATGCTCATTAGATTTCTCCTGCTGCTTCACGTTCAGTGCGAGTGCTATAGTCTTCACGGGCTGTAACCAAAGCCACAAAGTCTGCTTGGTTGCTTGGGATAGGGTCTGTAAAGCTAGCGTCATTCATTAGCTTAGTCGTCCACTCTTGCTGCATACGCTTCCAGCAATTGTTCTTCTTGCCATTTACTGCCTCTTGCACCCAAGCGTTGATACTAGTTAAATCGTTAAGCATCACTGCCTGTTCTGTGTCGGTTACTTCTACTGTTACTGTTAATGTTGCCACTAGTATTTCCTCGTTTATGGTGGGTTATTTCGCCCAATTGTTTAGCAAGCTAAGAAGCCTGAGAAGTTAGTTTGACCAGCGCCACCGTTAATATCAGTCTGCACTGTACCACCACTCTGCTGTACTAGTGCGTATGCTGTATCACCAGCGTCCATATCGGCAAGAACAGAAAAGGTGAGATGCCAATAATTCGTATCTGCTGTGAATTGAGGTGATATAATTGTTGGGTAGTAGTCTTCATTAGATGTTCTTATATATGTACGATAGTAACTAGCAGCAGTATCAAGCTGCGCACCTATTCTGATATTTAAGTTAAATTGATATTTACCCGTAACTGGGGCTGTAAATGTAGATGTGCCAGTATTAAAATCACCTCCTTGGTCAAAACGCTCTGCATCCAAAACAATTGTACTTGTACTAGCGGCAATGTTTGATTGAGTGACAGTAGGATATGCCAAGAAAGCTGGCTGCAAAGGCTTGGTGACTCTGCCAGCCGAATCTATTACCATCGCCCCTGCAACACTGGTAGATAACGAACCATTATCAGGTAAAGTTATGCCAGATGAACCACTTATAACTACAGCCATTAGTCACCTACCCCATCCGTTAGCTCGGATGCTTCAATAGTCCATGCGTTACGAAATGTCCTGTCTGAAGGTACATAGTCATCTGCTACAATCTTGTAAGCACTGCCTGTTGGTACATCTTTAGCGGCTACTTGCTCTAGTGTTAAAGGACAGTTAGCTGCTGGGGTGATGACTGCGATGCCATCGGATGTTGCGTATACTATTTTCATTTGTTTGTTCCTTTAGTTATGAGCCAAGCACTTGTATGTGAATACCTGAATAATCCTTTGCATTAGCAGTTGAAGGGTATCTACCTGCTATTCGCAATACTGTAGTTGTAGGGTCTGAACCCCCATGTATACACATACCAGCATTATTATCACCACCTGACCTGTGAGCAGTGCCTGATACGCTATAGTTAGAGTTGCTCATGGCGTTAGTAAAGGTAACTGAATAGTCACCAGTACCGTTATCAGTAATACTACTCACGTTATAACTATCTCGAATAGCCACAGTACCCGTACCATTAAAGTTAACCCAAGCCTTAGCCATACGTTGATCTAACGCTGGTATAGCTGGAGGATTAGTTGTGCTGCCGTCTGAGTGGAGGAGCGTGTTAGCTTTGATTGTTGACATTATGCTTGGCCTCCTAAGATTACACACCCAGTATGCTCAGTATCAATAAGGCTGTTATCAGTTATTGCCCTATTCCTAATTTCAACATTTGCTAACGTAGGTAGTCGGAATCCTGAACTCCTATAGTTTTCATTAGAAACTGCTACCGCATAATTTGTGTTGGCCATGGCTGTGGTGAAGGTAACTGTCGTATTACCTGTACCATTATCAGTAATACTACTCACATTCTCAGAGTCTCTAATAGCCACTGTGCTAGTACCATTAAAGTTCACCCAAGCTGTCGGTATCAACTGCTGACCCTTCACTGTAGGTATGCCACCATCTACCTTCATTAGATCATTTGCTTTGACTGTACTCATAAGACCACCCACGTTGACCCAGAGGCCACTGTTACTGTCTTCCCTGCGTTTACAGTAATCGGCCCTATAGTCATACCATTTTCTGAACCAGCAAAGGTTATGTTCTCTGCTATTACTTTGGCATTGGTCCTTACTACTGAAGCTGTACCTAGTGATGGACCACCTAGTGCATTATCAAGTGCGCTAGCCAGTACATCACCACCAGCATCCAGAAGAGTCGCCATGTTTCTTGCTCTGCTCATTTAGGAAACTCCTGCTTAATAGCGTTGATCGCATCTACCCAAGTAGTGGTGCTATTAGCGGCATCATCGAATTGCATCTCGAATTGGTTGAGTGCTGCGTAGGCTGCTTGGCGTTGGCGTGAGTATTCAGTAGCTAAGATGTGAGCATTGTACTCAGCAGTCCATGTATCTTGGTCAGCTTGTGAAGGGATACCATTAGGAAAGCTAGTGATAACACCATCAGAAGTAGACATGCCAGATTGATGGTTGAACTTCCATCCTATTACTTGAGCGATCATGCTGCGTACTCCGTTATTGTTATGGAGGATGCGATAGTGCCTCCATAAGAAGCCCCAGCTATCCCATTAAATGTCGTAGTTGATGCAGCACCAGCACCTATCCTAATCCTGAATGTTAAAGCTGTTTCTACGCCAGCAGTCATTTTATGAGTAAAGGCCACTGCTGCTGAATTATTGCCAACTTGTGAGCCTCTGAAAAGAGTGGAAGCTAGCGCATTTGCGGTTGTGCCTACAAATAACGCAACTCCAATTTTTACTGATGAGGTATCATTAGCTACCTGAGCAACAGATTCAATAAGTAGAATATTAGTCGCTGACGTAGGTGTTATGGCTAACGTCATATACTCGTCACCCTCAGTGATTTGAGGTATTGTAGTATCAAAAGGAATAACAGTAGTACCAGTAGCCATTGCACCTGTCTGAAAGTTAACAATCTGAACTACACTGCCTGATGGTAAATCACTAGACTCTATAGCACCTGCCTGTACCTGACTTACACCGCCAGCACCCGTTATAGTTGTAGTCATAACCTACCCCTTTGGATTAGCAGCTTTAACCGCTGTGCGTAGTGCTTGTAGGTCAGTCAACGTACCACCACCATCAAGCAAAGCATGAATGCAATCTTGGAGTGATGGGTAGGCTGCTTCACGGGCGCGAGCGTATGCTAGTACGTCATGGGCTGCTTGGAGTTCGATGATCTTAGCTGCGATAGCTGCTTCTGAAGGTTGTACTTGAGTGGCATCAAGCCATTCTAATTCGTCACCACGGAGTACCCATTGGGCCGATGGTGTTAATGCTTGTAGTGCTGCGACTTTATCGGTCATGTGATGTTATCCTTTGATTTCCATTAATGTTAATTCTCTTGGCCCATTCATATTCACTGTCCCTGAAACGCCACCTCTATAGCCAAACACTTCATAAGTAATTGCTGATGCTGTGCTAGGGGAGTCGAGTGTGTGAATAGCACCAAAAGGTACACTCTGATTACCCCCTACTGTCGCAGTATAGTAACCCCCTGTAGCAACCGTAGTTCCAGAACGCCTTATATGTACAGTTATTGCGGTGTTAGCGGCCAGTGTTGTTACATTATGCGCGGTAAGCATTATCAATATTTTATTTGAAGCGGACGAAGGGGTTATTGCTAAACTATGACCCGTAGTTACAGCAGTTCCAGAAGATGTACTGAAGCTGCCAGCGATTTTATTTGTTACAACCTGCAACACACTACCTGCTGGCATCTCAGCCGCTGTCAACGTAGGCAAACTCGCCGTAGTCATACCTGACAACTGGTTGGTCAATGCAATCGTGCCAGAGCCTGATACAGTTTCAAGGATGTCTGTTTTTAATTTAGAAGCCATTATCCTTGTATCTCCATTAGGGTTATTGTTGAATTACCTTGAGGGTCATTAACTGCCGCAGTTGCGTTATTGTTAAGTGAATGAAACTGAACTTTGTAAGTGGTTGCAGAGGTTGTATTTGGAGAATCCAAGAATTGTGAGGTAACACTCAATCCACGAACCTCTAGGCCAGAGCTAGTGTAGGGCGTGTAGTCACCTGCTACCTGTATCTGAGTTGAGCCTCGCAATAATCTTAAACCGCAAGAAGTATTACTGCTCCACTTACCAACACCTTGCTGGTTAAAGGTTACTAATATTTTACTTGATGCAGAGCTAGGCGTAATAGTTGCTGTTAGATTAGTATCAACCCATGTATTAGTAGTTGAAGTTACTGTAGTGCTGTAACCAGCTTGAATAACCTGTAACACACTACCCGTAGGCATTTTAGCGGAGGGTACAGTAGGAAGTATCAGCGTCCCTTGGCTATTCAAATCAAGTGTTTTACCACTTGCAATCTTGATTACTTCACCCGTAGGTGCAGAGAGTTCTTTAAGCGTTAGCGTACTCATACGATACTCCAAGTGCCATTTAGAATTATTGTGTTACCATCAGCAATAGTTATCGGACCTGCGCTCATACCATTAGTATTGGCGGGTATTGTGATGTTTTCACTGATAGTGTTTACATTAGTTCTAATGATTCCATTGACGCCAAGAGCAGGACGTTGTGTATTAATAAACGTCTGTGTTTGGGCCTGTGTGTAAGTATTAGCTACTGCAAAATCATTAAAAGTTAGTATAACTATTTCACTACCTGTGGCAGCACCCGCAGCTAAAACTATGTGAGTTCCATTAGTTGCAGTGTAGTCACTTTCGTCTAAGGTAACACCATTCAAGGTTACAATAATATTAAATGCTATATAAGCTAATGTATTACTATTGGAATCTGCACCTGTGAATGTAGTCTGGTTGTTTGTTGCTACAAACTTATACTTTGCTAATGCTGTTTGTACTGATGCAAACCCATCGACATGGCCTATATAGGACATAAATTATCTCCTTAAGCAATCTCTAGAATACTTGCAAATACTTCAAGATCGCCTGCAACTGATGCAGTTAATCCGAGAATATCCCCAGCTTCTAGGTTTATGGGTTTGTCGAGTAACAAGGTAGAATCCGCTGGTACAGGTACAGTCTTACAGATGTGACGATAAGTTGTACCACCATCTACTGTAACTTCTA